GGTACTTAGGTAAAACAAGAGGCTTAGACCTTACAGGCGGTAGCGCAGGTACAGGTACGGCTGAAGGTGATAGAAGTGGTTACACTTTGACCTTCACAGGTGCAGAAGCAGCTCTTGCTCCAGAGGTAAACTCTACTGTTGCAGGTCAGCTTACAACTGCAGGTTCTTAGGTTGTTTTGGTTTTGTATATAGATGCCCTCGTCATTAATTTGGCGGGGGTTTTTTATTTTGCAAAGTTTTGCCTCTTAGTATATTTATAGTTGATGATACAATTAACGAAAGGGCAAACCCAAAATATCATTTTAACGCTTACCGAAAAGCAGACGCTTACAAGTCCTAACTATTTATTCATTTTCGAGAATAGAAGTACAAATACCGATGTTAAGTTTGTTAAGCTAAACAATACGGATATAAGCGCATACAAAGAGCGTTACAACGAATTTACTATTGTAGTCAATAGCCACTTTAATACGAGTTTAAACGGGCAATATACCTACTCAGTTTACGAACAAGCAAGTCCATCAAACCTTAATCCAACAGGCTTAAACCTGCTTGAAACAGGCATTATGGAGCTTTCAGGAACTACTATCTCATTCACAGAGTACGAAACAACAAGCACATTCACAATTAGACAATAATGGAAATACAAGTATTGACATTTGCGGAAGCAAAGCAACCAGAATATAAAGAAAAGAAAGGCGAAGGTTATATGCAGTATGGTCAAAACAATGACTATCCGCAGTACCTATTAGACCTTTTTAACAAGTCAGCTAAGCACAATGCTATCGTAAGAGGCAAAGTGAACTACATTGTAGGTAATGGTTGGGCAGGTGAGCAGCCTATTGTTAAGCAAGTTAATAGAGACGAAACGCTTAACGACCTAACAAAGAAGGTAGCTTTAGATTTAGAACTATTTGGCGGTGCTTATATCCAAGTTATTTGGTCCGTAATGGGTGAGCAGATTGCTGAATTATGGCATTGTGATTATACTAAGATTAGAACTAACAAAGACAATACGCAGTTCTGGTATAAAGAAGATTGGAAGGCTACACGCAATCAAGAAAAGGCTGAAGTTTACGCAGCGTTTAACCCTAAAAATCCTATCGGTGTACAGATACTTTATGTAAAAGAGTACAGACCTGGAATGAATGTTTATAGCCTTCCTGGTTATTTTGGTGCGCTTAACTATATTGAAAGTGATGTTGAAGTAAGTAAGCACGTTTTAGGTAATGCTCAAACAGGGTTTTCTGCAAGTAAACTTATTACTTTACCAAACGGAGAACCAAGTCCTGACGAGAAACGTGCAGTAAGTAGACAGTTCGACAATATGTACACAGGTGCAGATGGCAAAAAGTATTTACTTGCTTTTGTAAACGATGCAACTCGTAAGCCTATTGTAGACGATTTAGGTGCGAGTGATTTAACTAAAGAAGATTTTGGTAGAGTAGACGAATTGATTCAAACTAATATTTTTAGCGGACATCAAATTACAAGCCCTGACCTTTTTGGTATTTCAACTCCTGGTCAATTAGGAAGCAGACAACAATTAAGAGATAGCTACGAAATCTTTAATAATACTTATGTACGTTACAAGCAAATGCAACTTGAAGGTGTATTTAATATGCTTGGCGGTTATGCAGGTGTAACAGAAGATTTAAAGCTACAACCTACCGACCCGATTGGTATTGAGTTTAGCGAAAGTGTTATTAAAGAAGTAGCACCTAAAGAATGGATATTAGAGAAGCTTGGTATTGACCCTACGCAGTACGGCATACCTGCTGAAACTGAGCAGCCAATGGCAGCAAGTCCTTTAAGTGTAAACGAGCACATCAAGGGATTGAAAGGTAGAGAGTGGCAAAATATGCAGCGTATAATCCGTGATTTTAATAAGGGTAAGATTACAAGAGAACAAGCAAGTTCAATGCTTAAGGGTGGTTATGCTTTAAGCGACGAAGAAGTAGCTACTTGGTTAGGTGCTGAAGATTTAGAATTTAGCGAAGCTGATTTTCAAGTTTTCTTTGAGTTCGGAGAAGATAGAAACAATTACGAAGTTCTTAAAAGCAAGACAAGATTTAGTGACGATGCGGACTTTGAAATGTTTGCAGACGTAACACAATTACAATCTAACATCTTGGACTTGATTGTAAAGGATAAGCGTATTACTCCTGAAGTAATTGCTGACACTTTAAAAGAAGACATCGGAGCAGTAAAGCGTGTTATTGACATTTTAGTTGAAAAGGGTTTTATTAAGACAAGCGAAGTAAAACAAGGCAAAGGAATTGATAGTAACGTAATTATCGAAAGGCAATTAACTGCACCTATTGGAGAAATTGTAGAAGCTATAAAGCCTCAAACTACGCAGATTTTAATTCGTTACACTTACGAATGGAAAGCAGGTTTTAATGATGGCGATTTAGATACAAGCAGACCTTTTTGTAAATACTTAGTAACTGCTAATAAGTTTTATACTCGTAGCGATATAGAGCAAATGAGTGCAAGGCTTGGATATAGCGTATGGGATAGACGAGGCGGTTGGTATACTAAGCCAGGAACTAATACACATTCACCAAGTTGCAGACACGAGTGGCGCAGCAATATTGTGAGAAGAAAATAAAAGAAAATAGAAATGAGCTTAAACACATTATTCATATCGGTTCAAAATATTAAAGACCGCTCTGGCTTACACGCTAACGTAGACGAGAAACTTGTGCTTCCTGAAATCAAGACCGCACAAGATATTTTTATCTTACCAGCTTTAGGAAGTGCACTTTACAACAGGCTACAAGCAGGGATAACGGCTAACAATTTAAATGCTAACGAAGTTATCTTGTTAGACAATTACATAGCAGACACTTTGGTTCACTATGTACTTAGTGAGTTGCCGATGGGTTTATCTTATCAGTTCTACAACAAAGGTCTTTTAAGAAAGGGTGGCGAGAATACCGAAAACCCTTCTATGCAAGATATGATAGACGTAGCTAATAGATACAAGACAAGAGCTGAGTTTTACAAGCAAAGAATGATTAAATACCTAAAAGAATATTCTACATCTTACCCTGAGTACTTGAATCCTGGAAGTGGCATTGATGCAATACACCCTGAGAACGATGCTTACACAACGAGCATTTGGTTAGGCGATTTTGATTGCTGCGCAGGTAAAAGCTTCGAGGAACTTTATCAAGGTAACAGAGGTTGTAGTGATTGCTAATTATGAGTAAAGTAACAACAATTAAAAACCAAAATAAACTTCGTGTTTATTTAGAAAAAATTAAGAATGAGCCTAACCCTCAACCAAGTAGTAAAGCAAATAACGACACTCGGAAACGACCACGAACAAATTAACTTTGTTTACTTTGGCGATGTGTGGGAGCGTTTAAGCAACGGAGAGGTAACTTACCCTGCTATGTTCTTTACATTAACTGGTGCGACTATAAACGCTAAAAATATCACGCATAATTTTAGCCTTTATTTTATGGACAGAATGTTAATGGAAGAAACAAACGAAACCGAAGTGCTAAGTGATATGACTTTAGTAGGTCAAGATATTGTGGCGCAGCTTAGATACCCTAAAGCTATTTGGGATATTGGCGATACTGCTCCTTTGACTTACTTTACTGAAAGCGACCCTGACTATCTTGCAGGAGTTAAGATAGACATTACAATGGAATTACCTTACTTAAACGACAGATGCCAAGTACCGAGCATCTATAATTATACAGAATGATAGGCAAAAAAATTAACCAATTAGCTACTGAGTTAGCACCTGCGAGTACCGATTTAACTATTATAGGCGACCCGATTAGTGGAGTAAGTAAGAAGATTACTATTGCGCAATTAGGAGCTATTTTTAGCGGTGCAGTTTCGTTTTATGATAACTTTGCTGCCTTCCCTGCAACGGGCGATATTAACGTAATTTATTGCGCTAAAGACACGCAAAAACTTTATTTGTGGAGTGGCTCTGCTTATACTGAAGTATTCCCTTCTCAAGCACTTTTAGATACATACCAATTAAGAAGCGAGAAAGGTAACGCAAATGGTTATGCTTCTTTGGATAGTGGCGGTAAAGTACCTATCAGTCAGCTACCGAGTTCTATTATGGAATACAAGGGAACTTGGAATGCAGCGACTAACACACCAACACTTGCGAATGGTACGGGAGATACGGGCGATGTTTATATTTGTAACGTAGCGGGAACTGTGAATTTTGGTGCAGGTCCTTTGACTTTTGCGGTAGGCGATTATGTTATTTATAGCGGTTCTATTTGGCAGCGTTCAAGCGGTGCGGTGGGTACTGTAACAAGCGTAGCTGCATCTATTACGGGCGATAGTGTTACAATTAGTGGAAGTCCTGTAACAACATCGGGAACTTTAGCTTTTGCTTTTGCAGGTACGGGAGCGCAATACATTAAAGGAGATGGTACACTTGCAACTTTCCCTAATACAATCGACCAAGCTAAAAACTTAATTACTGAGGTTTACAATAGCACAGGTTCGACTTTAACAAAAGGGACAGTAGTATATATCAATGGCGGTCAAGGTAACTTGCCAACAGTTACTAAGGCTTTAGCGAGTGGCGATAGTACAAGCGCACAAACTTACGGAATAGTGCAAGCTGACATTACAAACAACAATAATGGTTTTGTAGTTGTTGCAGGTAGATTAGCGGATATAGATACTCAGGCTTTTAGCGTAGGCACTCAATTATATTTAAGTTCTACAACTGCTGGTGCTTATACAAGCACAAAACAATACGCACCTGCACACTTAGTTTATGTAGGTATAATTGTACGTTCACACCCAACGCAAGGTATTATAGAAGTTAAGATACAGAACGGATATGAATTAGACGAGCTTCATAATGTAGCTGCTCAAACACCTACAAACAATGACGGGCTATTTTGGGAATCAGCTACTAACCTTTGGAAAAATAAAAGTATATCTACTATCTTAGGCGGTACACCAATTACAGGAAGTGGGAATATAAATGCAATACCTAAATTTACTGCTACTAACGTTTTAGGTAATAGTGTAATTGAAGATGACGGAAGCTTTGTTTCTATGCGTGGACTAAAAATAAATGCTACTGCTGGAACTGGTAATACAATTAATTTTCAGCAAGGTAGTGGAGTTACCGCAGCAGGTCTTGGATATAGTACCATAGGAGCATCAAGTACAACAGGCTTTGTTTTTTATATAGACCAAAATACAACATCAAGAGCTTTTGTTTTTGATACTTCAACAATTACAAGCGATACGGCAAGGACTTATAGTATGCCTAACTCAAACGGCACTTTAGCACTTGTAAGTCAATTAACGAGTGGAACTGTTACTTCGGTAGCTGCTTTAACAATAGGAACAACGGGAACTGATATTACTTCAACTGTTGCAAATAGCACAACAACTCCTGTAATTACTTTAAACGTACCTACTGCAAGTGCAACGAATCGTGGTGCGCTTTCAAGTGCAGATTGGACTACTTTTAACAATAAGCAAAATACTTTAACTAACCCCGTAACAGGAACAGGTACTACTAACTATATAGCTAAGTTCACAGGAACAAGCACGATAGGTAATAGTTTAGTATTCGATAATGGTACTAACGTAGGTATCGGAACAAATAGCCCTACCTTTCTACTTGATGTTAATGGAACATTGAGTGCATCTGCTAATGTAACAGGAACAGATAATGTTGCAGTATTTCATAATACAAATACAACAACTGCAGGTACACCTGTTATCGCATTATCTACTGCAAGTACAGGACCTGATGCTCCTGCTGATATTAGGCTTTCAGGTACAAATACAAAAGGGATTAGAATATATGCAGCAGATAGTACATTAACCAGTACTCCATTAGGAGCAGGTTTTCAGATGTTTTCTGTATCATCTGCAAATTTCCCCGGTCAAATGTTTTTTGATAGTGGGGCAAATAATAATGCGTTTATAGCATTTAGAACTGCAGTAACTTCTGGTACTATATCCGAGCGAATGAGGATTACTGCAAGTGGGAATGTAGGTATAGGTACTACCGCTCCGGGTACATCAAAACTATATGTATTAGGAGATGCAACTAACTATGGAATTACAAGTGAAGCACCAAGTGGCTATGGCAAATTAATACTAAAACAAACAAGTGGTCAGGCTTGGTCTGTTGGATTATCGTCAAATGATTTGTTTTTTTACTATGGTGGTACAAGCGCAGGTACAAGAGTAACTTTTGCCAATGGGGGTAACGTAGGTATAGGTACTACATCGCCAAATACTGCATTAGATGTAAACGGAACTATCAATGTAAGAACAAACGGATTTGAGTTTGGTAGAATTACAACAAACAATGTGACTGGAAATATTGGTGGTTTAACATTCCAATACAATTCATCAGGAACATTCACAACTGGTATGGTATTGAATGGTGGTGGCAACGTAGGTATAGGAACTACAAGTCCTTTGTCAATATCAGGATATACTATTCTTTCATTAAACAATGCGACCAATGGGGGAATGATAGATTTCCAAACCAATGGAACAACTGCTGGTTTAATGTACGCTTTTAGCAATTCATTAAATATTGGTTCAAGTGGGACTGCTCCTTTAATATTTCTTACTGCTTCAGGAAACGAACGTATGCGCATAACAAGTGGGGGGGCTTTACTTGTTGGTGGTACTGCAAATGACTTTGGTTCAAGACAAGTCAATACTTCTGCTACAAGTTATACTTTACATTCAGTAAGAACAGGCACAGGCTCAGAAGGACATTTAGTATTCTCAAATGCTAACGGAGCAGTAGGTTCAATCTTTACAAATGCTTCGGTTACTTCGTATAACGTAACTTCTGATTATAGATTGAAGCAAGACTTTAAAGATTATAGCGGTTTAGATTTAGTAAACAAAATTAAGACATACGATTACGAATGGAAGGCAGACAAAAGTCGTGGTTATGGTGTTATTGCTCACGAATTACAATCAGTAATTAACTATGCAGTAACGGGAGTAAAAGACGGAAAGGAAATGCAGGGAGTAGATTATAGCAAAATAGTACCTGTTTTAATCAAGGCAATACAGGAGCAACAAGCACAAATTGAACAATTAAAAAACAAATAATATGACAACTTTTAAATGGGTAGTTTCACAAATGGACACCGCACCGAGCGAAGATGGTTTAACCGATGTAGTTAAGGTAGTGCATTGGCGCTATCAAGCAGAACAAGTAGACGGAGACAAAACTTACAACGCTGAGGTATACGGGGCAATGCCTTGTGATACACCTTCGGAGACGGACTTTACTGCTTATGACGATTTAACTTTTGACCAAGTATGCGAGTGGTTAGCAGCAGGTAACGATGTAGATGCTATGGACACTAATTTAGCTGCTCAAATCGAAAACCTTAAAAACCCCCCGATTGTAAATTTACCTTTGCCATTCCAAAATCCTTAATATATCTTTACAAATAAAAAACAACCTATGAAGGCAATCCCAGGTTATCCTAATTATTCTATAAGCATAGACGGAATAGTATTTAACACTAAAAAGAATAAACAATTAAAGCCTGTTTTATCAAATGCAGGTTACTTAAAAGTAACTCTTTGTAATAATGGAACAAGAAAAGATTTTAATTTACATAGGCTTATTGGGATTGCATACATAGAAAACCATAATAACTATCCTATGATTAATCATAAAAATGGGATAAAATCTGATAATAGATTAGAGAATTTAGAATGGTGTTCTGCAAGTCAAAACATACAACACGCATTTGATAATGGATTAAAGAACTCAACAGAAAGACATAAATTGAAAACTATTGAGAAACTTTCTAAACCTGTTATCGATACACAAACAGGCATTTTTTATAATTCGGCAAGAGAGGCTGCAAAGTTATTAGGGTTAAATAGAAATACATTATACGGATATTTATTAGGAAACAATCCAAACAAAACATCATTAATTTACGCTTAAAACAACAAAAATGAAGTACAAGCAACTATTACAACTTGTCGGTAACTTAAACGCAGTTATTGGCAGTCAGGAAACGAAAACGGCTAAAAAGCTATTTCAAATTTACAACAAGGTAAAACCTTATCACGAAGCATATAATACGGAAGTAGAAAACCTAAGATTAGATGCAGCACAGACCGATGACAAGGACTGCTTACTACTTGACGACAAAGGAAATTACAAGTATTCTAAGGAAGGCATTAAGAAGCTGACTAAAGATATTGAAGCTTTAAATGATAAAGTATTTGACTTTCAAATAATTAACGTAGTCAATCAAGAAGGCTTAACCGAGTTTACATTCTTAGAAGATTGGACAACGGGGATAGAATTTAACAAACAAGAAGAAGAAGAATTATAATGGCAAATAACCACCAAGCAGACCAATCAACAATCGTTTCAGTAGTAAGTGCTATTCTTAGCCTTACTTCTATTCAACCACTATTCACATTGATTGCAAGTTTGGTGGCTATTGTTTCAGGTCTTATGGCTATAAGATACTATTACAAAATGACCAAAAAACTTAAATGAGATTAATACTTTTAGCTTTATTACTTACGTCTTGCGCTTCTGTAAAGAAGGCGACCGAGAAATTAGATAGCACAGTCGTTAAAACATTTGACTCAGTTAGGGTAGTGGTTTACGATAGCGTTACTAAAGTAGTAGAAAAAGAGGAGTATTTCACAAAGACAATTACTTACTACGATACTTTATGGGTTACTAAGGATAGTATGATTACTATTCCTAAGTACACGGAGACGTACACAAGGGGTACAAAAGAGAAACAAACGGATAGTAAGCAGTCGAGAACTGACTCAATGGCTCTCAATCGCACAGAAAGTACTCAAATTTCGAAGATAATTAAAACTAAGGATAAGTCCTTTGGCGAATTTTATAAGGCTCTAATTGCGCTTATATTGATAATTACGCTAATCTTATTCTTTTGGAAAAGAAAATAATATGGCAAAAGCAGCAAAAAGCGTAAACGTATCGGCTAACCCGTTACCTATTACATTCAAAGAATTTAGTAAAAACCCTGTTGTCGGAATGTTGTTTTTGTGCATCTGCGGTATTAGTTACTTGTATATCGACAACGCAAAGCGTAACGAAAAGCAAGACGAAAAGATAGGCAGCCTTTACGAAATGGTGCGCAAAAGTGATAGCAGCAACGCAGCAAGTACGGCTCGTTTAGAAATGGCGGTGGACTTGAAAGCTCTTAAAAAGTTCAAGTAATGCGTTATTTGATATTGGTTACATTAATTGGTTGCGGAGTTAAAGAAGACACGCAATTAGAAACGCTTAAACAAAAAGTAGAACAAAGCCAAGTGCAGAGTGTAGAGGTGCAAGGTGTGGCAGCTCAAGACAATAAGAAGGTGATAACTAAAACTGTGAAAACGATAGTTACCTTAAAAGAAGAAGTTAAAGAATTAAAAACAGAACTAAATGAAGTTAAGGCTAAATTGGACTCTGCTAATTCTGTCGATACTAATAGCACCAAGTTTAAGCTTCGCCCAATACGTTAAGAAGATAGGTGGCGAGGATAAGATTTTAATTAGTAGAGCAGAAGGCGAGAAAATTAACAACTCTTTTGATAGCCTGACTAATTTAGTTAGTTACCAAAACACAAGAATAGATAGCTTAATCAAAGCTAATATCAAGACAAGGGATAGCTTACGCATTGACTTACTTACCCTTAAAGACACCCTTACCATACGCAATAAAGTTGCGATAGATACGTTAAATGACTATCGTAATAGGTATTATAAAAACATAGCAATTTACGAGCAGTACGAAAAGGATATGAATTATGAATTAAAACTTCATAGGCTTAACTCAGTTCTATTTGCTATGCTAACATTATTTTTATACTCACAAATAAAATAAAATGCAATTAAACGACAAAGGTAAAGACCTAATTAAATTCTACGAAGGCTGCAAATTAGTAGCTTACAAATGCAGCGCAGCTAAAGATACAATCGGCTACGGCAATACGTTCTACGAAGATGGCAGACCTGTAAAGCCAGGAGATAAGATTAGCCAAGAACGAGCAAATGAATTGTTTGAAATTATAGCTAAGGACTTTGCTGATAAAGTAAAGCCTTTAATCAAAAGTGCAGTTACCCCTAATCAGTTCGCAGCCCTTACAAGCTTTGCCTACAACGCAGGTATCGGTAACCTAAGAAGTTCTACTTTGTTAAGAAAAGTAAACGCTAACCCTAACGACCCGACTATCGATTTAGAATTTGCTAAGTGGAACAAAGCAGGTGGTAAAGTACTTGCAGGACTTACTAAGCGCAGGGCATCGGAGTCAAAACTTTATTTCACACCTTAAATATAAACTATGAAATGGTTAGCCAATTTGTTATCAGACGAAAGAGGTAGCGTATCTACAAAGCGAGTTATTGCCTTGCTTACGGCTTTATTTATTTGCATCACGTTACTTGCTAATAGCTTCACACACCAAGAGATTGCACCTTCTGACAAGTTAGTCGATGCGGTTATGGTTATCTGTGTGGCTGCGATGGGTACTACTACAATAGATAAATTCAGCCAAAAAAACGACTAATGCTAAAAACAAAACGAAAACGACTATTTTTTGACATCGAAGTTTCGGCAAATATTGGCTTCTTTTGGAGTTCCGGTTATAAGCTTAACATCGGTCCAGAAAGTATAATAAAAGAACGAGCAGTAATTTGTATTTGTTACAAGTGGGAAGATGAGAAACAAGTTTACGCTTTGGAATGGGATAGTAAACAATGCGACAAGAAAATGTTGCAAAAGTTTATTGAAGTAGCAAACACGGCTTCGGAAATTATAGGACACAATGGCGACAAGTTCGATATGGCTTGGATAAGAACACGCTGCTTGTTTCATAAGATAGAAATGTTCCCTTCTTACGTTACTATAGATACGTTAAAGGTAGCAAGACAAAAGTTTCGTTTTAATAGCAACAAGCTTAATTACATAGCTGACTATTTAGGTATTGGCACTAAGATTAAGACCGAGTATAGTTTATGGAAAGACATCGTTCTGCATAAGGACAAGGTGGCTATGGCTAAAATGATTAAGTACTGCCAGAAAGATGTAGTGTTATTAGAGCAAGTATTTAACGCACTTAAAAACCACATCGAACCTAAGACGCATTACGGGGTTATATTCGGAGCTGATAGGGGTAGCTGCCCTGAATGTGGAAGCGACGAGTTAGTTATTGCTAACAGACGCACAAGTGCAACGGGAGTAAAGAAGGTACAACTACAATGCAAAACGTGCAATAAGATGCACACCAAAACAGACAGATAATGAGTGACAGTAAAATATTAGCAGCCGTTATAGAAGATATGCGTAGACGTGAAGCAAAAGGCAAAGAGGAATACAAGACAACATTAGATAGGACTGATTTAAAAAAAGATGACTGGCTTTTATACGCTTACGAAGAAGCCTTAGATTTAAGTTTATACCTAAAAAAAATTATGCTAATCAATGCGCCTCAAAAAGATATTTAGCTTCGGCAACATATTAGACAAAGAAACTTACGAGCAATTAAAAGAATTAGATTACACGAACCCAAACTTTAAGGGTTGCGGTGACGAGTTCCAGTACAATCGTGAGTGGTGGGTTATGTTAGATGAAGGCGAAATAGTTGCTTATTGCGGTTCAATTTATAGCAAAGGCATCTGCATTTTTAATCGTGCGTGGGTTAAGAAATCACATCGAGGGCAAGGCATACAAAGGCGAATGATTAAGACAAGAACTAAAGCTGCTTCTACTTTTTGTCATATAGCTATTACTTACACAACCTTAGATAACTTTCCAAGCGCAAATAATCTTATAGCTTGTGGCTTTAGGCTTTACCTTCCTGAGTATTCTTACGGGGGTAGCGACAAACTTTACTTTCAAAAGTTGCTATAAAAGGTAGTAATACTACTACTTTTGTACGTTTCTGCGTACAATCCTGCGTACAAATGCAACAATGTTGCAAAAATAATTATAAAATATTTTAATAGTTTTGCACTTTGTATTGTGCATTGTTGTATATTTGTGTAAACAAAACACAAAATGACACACTTAACCACCTACCAAATGTTTCAGTATAAGGTATACGGCAACATTTTACTGCACGACGGGAGCAGTACACAAAACCCGTACGACCCTCGCCTATTGCCTAAAAACTACGATTACGAAGATGACGATTACACCTTCACTCGTTGGATAGAAAACAATGCAGAACTTGAACTATTAAAAACCGAAATATATGAAGATTGAATTTGTAAAAGAAACTAAGCCAGACGGCACAATATTCTACTACACTTTAGTAGATAACAAATATGATGGCGCAAGTATGTACCTGGACTACTCACAAGCATACGAGTATTTTCTTAGCCTAAAGAAAAGGCAAGAGCCAATCATTGAAATTTTAGAACACTATTCTATTGATACCGAAACCAAATAATATGAGCCTAATTAAAATTCAACAGGAACTAAAAGCACCTAAAAATCAGTTCAACGCTTTTGCTAAATACAAGTATCGAAGTGCAGAAGATATAATCGAAGCAGCAAAACCTATCTGCCATAAGTATGGCTACGCTTTAATGTTAAGCGACGAGGTTGTAGAAGTAGGCGGTCGAGTATATGTAAAGGCTACCGCTTGTTTATCAAACGGAGAAGATAATATTACTTGCACAGGTCTTGCTCGTGAAGAAGAAAATAAAAAGGGAATGGACGCAGCGCAGCTAACGGGAGCGTGTAGCAGCTATGCTCGTAAATATGCCCTTAATGGTTTGTTTGCAATCGATGACACTAAAGATGCAGACGCTACTAATGAACATAAAGACGAAGTAAGCGAAGGGCAAAAGGCATTCCTTATAGAACAATTAGATAAGACAAAATTTACCGAAGACCAAAAGATAAAGGCTGCGCTCAAAATCAATGCCATCAAGAGTTTAGACGAATTTAACAAGATTAAAGAAACAATAAAGAAAAGCTAATATGAAAACCGCAATGCAAGAATTAATTGAATGGGTTAACGTAAATGATTTATCAATAAAAACTAGCTTATATAATAATGAACTTATTAATAAACTTAAACAATTACAAGAAAAAGAAAAAGAGCAGATAATGAAAGCTTTTGAAAGTGGTTGGAATTGGAATTATGATTCAGAAAAATATTATAAAGAAACCTATAACCAAAAATAAAGTTAATGAAAGAATTGCTACCATTTGAAAGGCAAATATTGTTAGCTGAAGTATACCACTACGCTTGGTATAA